TTATTCCGGCATTTTTGTGGTATTTGTGGCAAAATTTGTGGTATTTTCATCTGTTTTTAGTGTGAAAAAAGCATCTACTTTGGACTGATTATATTGACGCAAATTAGAACTTAGATGACTATAGTATTTCAAGGTTGTATTAATATCATCATGACCAAGTCTATCAGCTACATATATAATATCCATGCCAGCTTCTACACATAAGCCTGTGTGCGTATGTCGTAGCTTGTGTAATGTCACTGGTTCAGAATTAATTGTATTACATATCTTCTTCAAAGCTTTATTACATGACGCGTTGTCAATGGGCTTATTGTGGTAAGTGATGAATAATAACATCAACGGATTCTGTATATCATGTTCTTTCATATAATCAGTATGCCATGTAAGATAAGACTGTAAATATTGAACAGTAGAGTTATCAATATAAATCACACGTGATTTTTTTGTCTTGGTATCAATGAATGTATTAGTGTACTTATAATCCCACGCTTTATTGACTGTTATAGAACGTTTAGCGAAATTAATATCTTTCTTTGTTAGTGCAATAATCTCTTCGAACCTCATACCTGTTTGCACTGCTAGAAAGATAACTGCTCGTGATATAGAATGAAAATTTGCAAGTTCTTCTAATAGTAAATGAACCTTGTCGGTTTCCATAAATTGTGCTTTTGTTTTTGCCACATCATGTCCGCTTATATGAGCGCCTATGGCTGGGTTTTTCTTCATGTAGCCTAAATGGACAGCTTTATTAAAAATCGCTCTAATTTTGCGGTGCCGGGTGTCTACAGTGGATATTGCATAGTCTACAGATAAATGATTAATAAATTGTTGATACTGCACAGCATCAATCGAATTAAGTTTAATTTTTTCATCGAAATAATCAACGAACTGATTATAAGCAAGATCATATAAATTAATTGTAGATTGACTGCTTTTTCCATCTTTAAAAGTTTTCATGAATAATTCGTAAAACTCTTTGAATTTCCACTCTTTTAAAGAACTACTATCATGTTCAGCTTGTTTTAATAATTTAGACGCTTTATACATTAAGTTTGTTTCACTTGTATCTGTCAAACGCTTTTCTTTCCATTCACCGTCGACTTTGATGCGCAAACGAACGGCGTATTTTCCATTTTTTAACTTTTTAATTTTCATTAATAGCACCACCTCTTTGATTTGGAACGTATGTTCTTTTGAAGGGTACAGCAAACTATGTTAAAATATATTTGCATACTCTATGTGTGTATATTTAAAAACGCTTGTCTCTTGCGGGGAGGGCGTTTTTTTGTGTTATCTATCTTTATTGAAATTTTTGTTCATTTCAATTTCAGCCTTATCTTCTTTTAATCCTGTTATTTTGACCCCATTTTTATTGTAAGAGTGACGGGCATTTAATATAGCTGAGTAGGCGCCCTCAGTGTAATGCATGTTTACATAAAGTGCATCTACTTTGCTTTTGTATTTGTCAATTACTTTATTAACTATTTCGTCAGATTGTTTTTTTGAGATTTTATCTTTTACAACAACCTCTAAGTGTTTGCCTTGTGTTTCTTCATTTTCATTAATCTCATTGATAGTATAGTTTTTTGTACTGACCAAATCATTAGTCTGTTCGCTTTCTTCAGTTTCATTTGTGTTCTTTTGTTTTACGTCATCATTGCCACAAGCAGCCAACACGAAGCCAAATGCGAGTAACAAATTAACTATTAAAAAACCCTTTCTCATTTCAAGTCTCCTTTTTTAATTATGTTCTCCGGTCCATGTCCATGAGGAATCATATAAATGAATTTCGTATGGTCCGTCGTTTTTCACATCAAAAAATACATTTCCGGTATAGGATTTTCCAGGTGCAACTTCTTCTAGCATGAAATCTTTGGAAGAAACTTCTCCTTTTTCATCGTTTCCATCATATATTGAGAATTCTGCCGCGTTAGCAGTATAAGGTTCTGTTCCAGTATTTTTAAATTCAACTATGGCTTTAATAAAGTATTTACCGGTGCTTTCATCTTCAGCAGTAGGAGTGACCTTTTGTGCATCTTTTATTATCACATCCACCGAGGTTTCATCGTCTTCATTACTAAATGATTCTGCATCTCCAATACTCAAAGACCCTGTTTCATCAGTTTCCGAAGATTCATCTGTATAGTTATCTTCAGCTGGAGCTTCCTCGGCCAAATCCTCGGATTCATTTGGAGTAGAAGTGCTTTCTTCATTACTTTCCTCTTTTTCGTTATAAGCTGAATTTCCACATGCTGTTAGGCCAAAACTAAAAACAATTAATAAACCTGCTAACAATAATAATTTTTTCATCCCAATTCTCCCTTTATTAAATTTTTATATAAACACATTTGTGTAAATACCTAACAAGCAATAATCTGTATACTACTTCTAAAAATGATAACATATCCGTTACACTCAACAGTGTTACCATATTTACTTTTATAATATTCTATAGAATGTTTTAAAAATTCTTCTGTAACTTCTAAAAAATCCGCAACTTCGTAGTAATCAGTGAATCCTTCATAATAAGCATCAATAATTTTACGCAAAGGGATAAGTGATTCATAACCCCAATTTCTCGCAAGTTTTTCTTGTTTTCTATCATTAACTGTATTTTGATTAACAATATTACCAACACTCAATTTATGATGTCCAATTTCCTCCGCTAAAGTGCAACGCATTTCAATATCACTTTGTCGAGGATTTACGAATATTCTACTATTATAATATAATCCTTTATGAAATTCCTGCATATTTCTGTCTTCAATAATAGTTAGTTCAGGAAATTGCTCTCTGTATTTATCTAACCACATACATACATTCATCTCATTTCTTATTTATATTTTTGTTGAATGAAATCAATATACTCAAGAATTTTTTTCATATCTTCTTCTGTGGCAGCGGGATCAATGTGAGCTGCAAGTGTTGCCGCTTCTTGAGGGATGTCGTTGTCGACATAGGGGTTGTCAGTTCTACCTACTAAATAGTCAATTGATACATTAAAATAGTCAGCTACTTTTTGAAGTTTGTCTAAAGCTGGTTTTTGAGTTTTCCATCTGTATATAGAGTTTTCACCCATTTCTAATTCGCTAGTCAATTGTGAAATTGTTATTCCTTTCTTAGCAGAAAGTTTTTTTATTCGTTCAAACGTAGTCATATCAATACCTCACAGCATTATTGAATACAAACTACCAAAAAAGGTTGTAAAAATACTTTACAACTACCAAAAGTGGTGGTAAGATATATTCATAAGCTAATTATTTAGCTAAACAAGACAACTAATAACCCCATAAAAATACTCGTTCCCCAACGATTAATGGCTTTTAAAAGGCTTATTTAGCTATGGGTATATACTATCACTATTGGTTGTTTTTGTCAACATTATGCTAAATAATTAGCAAATTAGATAGAAAGGAGTGATGGGGAGGTGATGGACAAATGGAAGAAAATAACGAACAAACAATTTCCAAAATAATGGGAATTCTTATCAAAAGTGAGTTGAATGCATATGAAGTTATTGAACTACTAAGTAACGTGCAAAGCACATATCTGAAGAGAAGTTGGCACATCTCTATAAATAAAAAAGCGGACTAACAATCTGTCCGCCAATACGACAATCAATCATACATGTCTATTATTGTGATGATATTTGAGGTTTTTAAAAACAATGGTGTGTTGTGTTTAAAATCTCCATTTTGAAAAGTATAATCATGGTTTCTATATTTTAATTCATCATTACAATCGTGTCGTTTGATGCTTAAATATTTATATTCATTTAAATAATTCAACAAATCATAATAATAGTTTTCTCGCCAACTGTATCCACTGTGCTCAACTTCTACATTTGGAATGGAAGTATACATTTAAATAATGTCAAAACCATCTATTACTATACTTGTTCCATCCGCAATGCAGATTTTTAATATCATATCCATTTTATCACCTCGCTTTCACGATAAATTATAACACGTGAAAAACTAAACAAGAAAGGATAACAATAATGACTTTAAACGATAAAATCATATTTTACTTAATGGAAAACCCTAAAGCAACCAATTCAGATATCGCTAATTTCTGTGAAATACAAGAAAACCATGCAAAAGTAACCATTTCAAAATTGAAATCACGAGGGGATATTGAGGTTTCGGGACAAGGAGATAAACGTACTATCACCGTACTAAAAGAACCTGCTGTCAAATTGAACAAGAAAGAGCGGTACAATCGTCAATTGGACTTCTTAGAAGAGATTATGTTCTCAGATGTTGACCCAAAATATAGACTAGAAGCCTCGGCACAGCATATAAGATTATTAAACAAATTATAGAAAGGAGTGATGGAGAGGTGAACAAAAGATATTTAAAAAGAAAAAAAACCAACATTCAACAAATTGAAGTCGGTCTTTACAAAAATTATGAAATTAAAGCTAAGTATGGAGCACCGGAAATTGACCTAAGCAAAGTTAAAAGAATTGTCATAGTCTTCTAAAATAATTTAACGCCTCATCTAAAGCCTCTTGGAAGCCAGGAGTACCAATATTAGAAAAATAATCCCTGATTTCATCTTCGCTTTTGCTTTCTGTTGGGAAATTACCATCTAGTTGAACATCATGAGCTAGATCGCCTAAAGGACTATTTTCGCTAAGGTAATAAGTTATTAAAAAATCATAAAAAGTCATCTGCAATCACCTCCAATCAAAAATAATTATATCACGTGAAAACCAAAACAAGAAAGGAGCAAAAACATGTCAGTAGAACATCAGCGTTTTGCGGTTGCAGTATACGCAAAACTAAAAGCAATAAATATGAAACAATCTGATTTAGCAAAAATGTTAGGTATTAGCAATCCTTATTTATCAGATATCATAAACGGCAAAAGAGACGCATCGAAAGTTAGAAAAGAAATTGCGGAAATTTTAGAAATAGATGTTGATTAAAATAGAAAGGAGAATAAGAAAATGGGTCGTCCTGTGAAAAATAAAAACAGGCATGTGAATTTCCTGTACGGTGTATGGACGTTAGAAGATTTTGCGCAAGCTAGTCCACGAAGTTATGGATGGTGGTTAGATAACATAAAAGACTTTCCAGAGCTTGCAGAATTTAGCAATTGGGCTACGAAAAATCAGCGTGAAGCGTGGGCATTTGATGCAGTAAAAGCGAATGATTGGCTGATTAAAAAATTTGTATATAAGGAGGTCTGAAAATGATTGATGAAGTCGAACTATTACTTGCCAAAATACGAAAATATGACCCAAATTTTTGTCCTAAATCAACGGGTAAATATTTACTCACAGAGCTTCAATCTCGGCATTTAGACCACGAAATAAAACACAAGAAGAGACCAAAGTACAAGCATAGATTTGCGAATTCGATTGAGCGGCATTGGTAAAAGAAAAACCCACAGCTATAAATAGTAAGTTAGAGCTTACTAAAACTGTGAGTTACGAAATAATATTTGTATTAATTATAGCACAGATGTGGAGATAAGAGAATGAAAAAATTTTTAAATGAACATGAAAGTAAGCTACTAGTATTTCTGTTTTGTTTCCAAGTCGGAGCATTATTATCAGTCACATATATTGTAGCGGCGTGGATTAAAATATTCTTGAAATGAGGTTTTTAAATGAAGTTATTACGATTTTTCGGACTAGTAAGTATTGATGAAAACGAAAATGAATTTATTGAAAAATCAGACAGATGTACATTGTTTTGTTTAGCTTTGACCGTGTTAATCGCGTTTTTAGTAAGTATTGGCGGATTGATATTAAATGGCTGAATTAATAATGATTGTTGCTTTGATACTACTATTAATGCTTCTTGCAAGGAGTGATAGAGAATGAATGTAGAAAATCCGATGATAGTAGATGATTGGTGGGACGATGGATTTCGGCACTGAGGAATGGAGGCTCACAAATGAAAACAATCGCAAATGAGTATAAAGAATACATCACAGAAAGAACAAGATTAGGTGACAACGGTATAAAACTAACTGCTTATAGTTTTGAAAATGGCTATCAAGCGAGAGTGATAGAAAACCTTGATTATAATTTTGTATCTCTCGTACTTGTAAAATCTCATGACGGAAAAAACTCTATAAAAGATATTTTGCTTGAATTAACGAATGAACAACTGATTGAAAAGCTAGAAGAGATTAAGAATTATGAGTGAGAACGGAGGCTAAATGGATGGTTCAAATTCTTGAACTTTTTGGAGGAATTGGGGCTCCGCGAAAAGCACTTGAAAATTTAGGGGTGGATATTAAAAGCCTCGACTATGTAGAAATATTGCCCTTCGCCGTTCAAGCTTACAACAACATCTTTTCAAATGATTATGTAGCGCAAGATGTCACGAAGTGGAACATGAGCGTAGATTTACTCATTCACGGCTCGCCTTGTCAGGATTGGTCAAAAAACGGTCTTAACAACATTAATACTGGTCGTTCAATTTTATACGAGCGGACACTAGAAATAATTAAAAGTGAATTAACACCTAGACCAAAAAAAGTGGTGTGGGAAAACGTTCCTAATCTCTTATCTGATAGACACAGAATGCACTTTGATCATTATTTAAATTCGATGGAATCTTTTGGATATACCAATCATTTCAAAATTCTAAACGCTCGCGACTACGGAATACCGCAAAACCGAGAAAGAGTATTTGTAGTGAGCGTACTCGGAAATAATAAAGAATTTCAATTCCCCAAAAAAGTAGAGCCGGTTAAGAGCTTAAAAGATTACATTGATTTTGATGTAGAGCCGACAGCTTACGCCTTGTCTGAAAATGAAAAACAACTATTTTTCAGAGAGAATAATAAGTTATTCATTCACACAAATACAAAAAAAGGGTTTCAAGAAGTAGAACAATTCGACTCTGTGAATGTAGAAAGACCGACAAGCAAAACTAGGCGAGGGCGCGTAGGTAAACAAGTTGTTCAGACAATAACGACAGGAGCAACACAAGTTATTTATTACGATAAAGTTGTTCGACACATAACTGCAAAAGAGTACTTGCGATTAATGGGCTATAGCGATATTGACTACTTTGCAATGCGAGAGGTGGGAATATCTGACAGACAAATAATTAAACTCGCTGGTAATTCTATTGCAGTGCCAGTTTTAGAAGCGATATTTAAGAAATTACTAGATTTGGAGGAACAGGCATGAAGGTAAAATTAGTAGAAGAGCAATTTAACAACTTAGATGGTGCAACGCTACAAGTTATGTATGATAAACAGCAAGATTCAAACTTGCTAATGTTGACGCCAGAAAAAAACGGCGAATCTGTGAGCATATGGGTAGATGAAAAGTTAAGATATAAACTTTTTGAAGCGTTAAATACTGAAAAATTGAGTGATTTAGACGAAATTCTTTTAGATGTATTAAAAGAAGTCTTGCAAAAATATGGATATGATTTTATTGCAACGATAGCAGCGGCGAAAGAAAATATAGAATTTATGTGCGGTTGGATGCAAAGTAAGAATCAATCAGTGATTATTCAAAAATTGGCAATTTGGGCGGAAGTGGAGGAGAAAGCATGAGATTTAAAGAAGGCGATAAGGTAGAGTTTATTGATCAAGGTGAATTGAAACAAGGTGTTGTAACTGAAATAAAAGCGAGTAATTTCGACATATCCTATCAAGTTAAAAGCGAATTCATGGGAACGCTTTGGGTTACCGAAAGGGACTTGGTTGCGCCAACTCCAGTTTTAAAAGTTCCGCAATTTGCTGGTGACTGGATAAGTCGCTGTAAACAAAAGGGGTATGATTTGTTCTTGTCAATAGACTATGACGATTCTGATATGCCTTATGAAATGTACAATTGGTTAACTTTCTCAGATGAAAATCAAGAACTATTCGCTCGCGCGTGGCTTGACGGCTACGAAGTCGAGAAAGTACCGCTTTATTGGGTACAACTTATCGAAGGGGCATCTGGCTATCTCAATGTACGAAATGATGGGATTCAGTTTATAAATAGTAGTGGTCAAACTGCTGAGCTTAAAACACGATTCACAGAAAAAGAAATAAAAGCAATGGATAAAGGTGGCGCTTATTGGCAGTTTGCTGTTCCTGTTGAGGATTTGGAGGGTGAAGCATGATGACAGTAGCCGAGTTAATAAAGAAACTAAAAGAACTTCCAGCAAATGCAGATATTTTGCTAACCATCGGATGGAATCACTCGGAAATAGAAGAAGTAGGCTGTATCGAAAATGAACGTAACGTATATATAAGCGGCTGGTGAAGCGGAGGGTGAAGACAATGAGTGACATTAAATTCAAAGGAAAGCGCAAAGACAACGGCAAATGGGCGCACGGATACTTTGTTATCGACGACTGCGATTGTGCATATATTATAACCGTTGAGAACGACGGATATAGCACTATTCCGTTAATCAAGACGTGTTATGAGGTTGATGCTGAAACTGTTTGCGAGGTGGCAGAATGAATCAAGAAGAGTTAGACATCATATTAGAGAATCATGGGAAATGGCTGCGCAACGAAGGTGGCGATAGAGCGGATTTAAGTAATGCAGACTTAAAAAACACAAATTTAAGATTTGCAAATTTAAGACTTGCATATTTAAGGGGTGCAGATTTAAGTAATGCAAATTTAAGAGGTGCAGATTTAAGATTTGCAGATTTAAGAGGTGCAGATTTAAGTAATGTAAATTTAAGTTATGCAAATTTAAGATTTGCAGACTTAAATAATGCAAATTTAAGTAATGCAGATTTAAGTAATGTCAATTTAAGTAATGCAAATTTCAGAGGTGTAGATTTAAGTGACGCAAATTTAAATTGGGTAAACTGGCAACATGTAGAAGGCTTAACAGTTATCTGCGTACAAGTAGATACGACACGTAAAAACAATCAAATAGCATATATCAAAGAATTAGACATATGGATAACAGGTTGTTTCCAAGGAACATTAGATGAACTTAAAGCGTCTGTTGAACAAACGCATAAGCATAACGAAAAACTTAAAAAGAGATATTACAGAGTGATTGATTTTATTTTGAACGAGGTGGAGGAGGAATGAAGTACCGACAACATGAAACATATTCCTTTCAGTCAAGGCGTTTAAAACGATCTGTAAGAGTGTTACTACTTAAAATATTAAAATGTTTGAAAGAGGTGTCGGAATGAACGAACAAGAAGCGAAGGAGATTGTCCTGAAATGGTTGAAAGAAAGTAGTGAATTTTTAACGCCTGTCAGACTATTCTTTGACTTAGAAAACATAAATAGCAAAGCTCCTCGGCAAGTTGTAGAGGCTTACCTTGCAATCGAAAATAGAAAAGTAGAGTACGAACTACTAGCCGAATTTGCCTCATGGGGATTGAAAGAGGTGGCGAAATAATGATGAATCGTGTAGTGTTTGTAGAAAAAAAGGCAGATAATATCTGCCTCAATTACCAAACACGGTTGCTATAATAATTTTACTGACTAATTCAGCTATTTTTGGATATTTTCCTACTAATTTGTCAAATCGGTTAAGTAAACCAGGTTTAATATCTTCTGTCTCAAGAGTCTTTATTAACTCTGTTCCTTCTTTTTTGTCAGTAGGGTCTTCAATACTTTCAACAAGTGGCTTTAAGTCTTCGATAGTAATATTGGAGAAGTAATTTGTAACAGAGTTATTATCGCCAAATGAAGAACCATAAACATTGTTGATATTGAATTGATGTGTAGGCATTACTATTGATTCATCTCCTTTTTCAATGAAATTTCGACCGTTACGAGTGACAAACGCTGACGGGTGTAAAGCAAATCCTCCGTTCATATATGGAATAATTAGCTTTTGTTTCTGTGATTTATATGACAGATAACCTTGATATTCACAATCATTTAATAAATCCATCAAATCACTTCTTGATAATTCAGGAAAAGAATTATCTTCGTGAAAATGTTTATCTCGTATTTCAGTTAACACTTTTTTGATTTGACCATCATAGTTTGGTGTAATCATATTTCTAATCATCCTTTTTACGTTAAGTATCTCACAACAGGTTATTATGTGTAAAGTTAAAAAGTTTTTAGAAGTAGTAATAAAAAAACAGGAGGTATGAAAAAATGACAAAACAAATCATCATTAACGAAGCAAACAGTTTGCTTCACAGAAAAAGCAAAGAATTGAGTAGATCAATCATTAAAACACCAAAAGACCTAGAAAGATTCGCGATTGGTTTGGATAAATTATCGCAAGATATGTGGGACTATAAAAACGAATTGGAGGCGATCAAATGAGTATTTTTGCTGGCGATAAGGTAGAGGTGCAGGATAGAACAGGGGTTGAGAAATATGTTATTGATGGTGAAATTTATACAGTTATCAAATTATATGAAAGTGGAATGCTACAGATTCAAGATAATGACGGATTCAGTAAGATTTTCATCCCACGCAATCAAGTGAAGAAAGTCATGGAGGATGTGAATAGGTATTGATTGAATGGAAAATTATCTCATCTGGAAGTAAAGGTAACTGTGTGATTGTTAATGATGTGATGATTGATTGCGGTGTTCCTTTTAAAAGAATTAAAGAACATTTGTATGACATTAATTATTTATTGTTAACTCATATTCATTCTGATCACATCAATTCTAGTACTTTGGAAAACATCAGGAAGTTGTTTCCAAAAATAACTATCATTGGTAATTATCAAATAGCACAATTGTATGATATTGATATTATCGGAAACAGTGACTTTAAAATTACATTACCGTCCTTTGAAGTCACACCTTTTGAGTGTTTTCATGACGTTATTACTCAAGGTTACACATGGCGTGTTGATGGTGAAAATATCATTTACGCTACTGACACCAGTTCGCTAGAAAATGCTCCTCATCTAAAATTTGATTATTTGTTTATTGAAAGTAATCACGATGAGAAAAAACTTGAAATGGCGCGTAATAAATCTAAGTACGGATACAATCCTTTCACAGGTGGTAAGCGACATTTGAGTACACAACAATGTAAAACTTTCTACTATTTAAATAGACGAAGTAAAGAAAGTCAGTTAATTGAATTACACAAGAGCGAAAGATTTTATTAGAGGAGGGACAAAAAATGATCATGACAGAGGAAGAGGCGATGATTTTGCTTCTATATAAAGAATGTGACAGTGTTGAGTTTAAAAAGTTTAATGCAAACGTTGAAGAAGCAACGAGCTTTACCAGATTAGCTAATAAACCTAATTTTGAAAGTAACTATGATGAAAATTTAGGTGTTTTGAATTGGTTCACATCCAATCATAAAAATATCGATGTTGTAGCTTTTTTGAAACGAGGTGATAATATTTGAACACTTTGCCTAAATTTAATATCGAATCGCCTGTTGTTACGCAAGGGTCTATCTTATTTCCTGCGTATAAGAAAATAAAAAGCGACTCATTATTATTAGCACAGCAGATTGAAAATATTGAGGTAACAGAAGAGAACGTTAAACAATCTAAAAAATTACTTGCAGCAGTGAATAAAGAAGTAAAGAATTTAGAGTCGGAACGTATTTCAATCAAAAAAGAAATGCTGGAACCTTATAACGAATTTGAAAAACAAGTAAAAGAAATTGTGTCCATTGTAAAAACAGCAGATGAAATGGTCAGACAACAAGTGACGCAAATGGAAGAAGAAGAAAGAGAAGATAAAAAGCTTGTACTAAAACGGATGTTTGAAAAGCGTATCAGAATGTATGACTTTAAAACATATTTCACTTTTGATGATTTTTTAGAAAACAGACATTTGAACAAATCATTATCTATTAACAAAATTGAGTCTGAAATGGTGGAGTGGTTGACAAAAATCGAGACTGAATTAAAGGTCATCGAAACAATACCTCACGCGGACGAAATCATTGCAGAATATAAAGAATCAAAAGATTTAGCGATTAGTGCGCAAAAAGTTTCTGATAGACATAAAGCACAAAATGAGATTAAAAAGGCGAAAAGTCATACAGAAGTCGTCAAAGATAAAAAAATCACTACTTTCATTTTAGAAGATGAAAAAGACGTAAAACTTGTAGAAATGTTCATGCAACAAAATAAAATAAAATTTAAAAAGGTGGAGAAATAATTATGACGCAAGGTGAAAAATTAGAACAATTAGAATTGGTAGAAGTAGTAATTAAAGAAGGCAAAGCGACTTTACAATTTATTGATATGGAACGTGGGGAATTAAGAGAAGTTATTTTTAATAAAAATGTATTTGATAAAGAAAAAAATGAATTTGTTCCAGACGAAGAAAAAGCAGCAAAAGTAGAAGAATGGTGTCAAGAGTACTTTCAATTAACCTTTGACGATTTATCAAAAGCTGTAGGTGAGAAGAGAGATGTTTATGCCTATGACAAATTTAATAGCCTGTGGGAATCAGAACAAATTGCTAAGTTTGATAAAGATATGGTTGGACAAATCATTTCATCAACTGTTAAAGACGTTACAGATGACGGCATCGGAGTTCATATTAAATTTGAATACGAAGGAGAACTTTACCAGTCTAATATGACCTATTCAGATTACATGGAAACAATGAAAAAGTGGTTTACAAATCCTCAGAAGCAAAGAAAACAATATGAAAAATTTGAAGAGAAGTTTGGAATCAGTATCGATAATAAAGAAGAATTGATTGGTAAAGACATAATGGTCGAAGTTAAGTCAGCCTTTGGTAAATTTGTTTATCCTGATATCAAACCGTTTCCAAAGAAAAAGAAATAATCACGAAACGACAATCAAGTAAATTAAGAGCGAGCCAGGGTGTTCGCTCTTAAACAAGGAGGGGCAAATGAACAATCTACTTTTTTATGATATAGAAGTGTTCCAAGAAGACGCACTTGTCGTATTTAAAAATATTGACAAGAAACTAGTCAAGTTATTTCATAATAACTTTGATGGTGTAAAAGACCTTATAACAGGAAAAACATTAGTTGGTTATAATAACCATTTCTACGATGACTTTATACTGACAGCAATGCTAGATGGTTTCACAACTCATCAAATAAAGAAACTAAATGATGAAATAATTGGAGGTCAGCGAAAGAAAAGAATACACCCATCTATTCATTCTCTTGATTGCTTTCAGCAAATTGATGTTGCTAAGCCTGGTTTGAAAAAGATTGAGGGAAACATGGGGAAAATGATTTTAGAGTCTAGTGTGGACTTTACAATAGACAGGAAACTTACAGAAGATGAGTTAGAAGAAATTATTGATTACTGTTCTTATGATGTGGACACAACAATAGAAGTCTTTCAAATGCGTGAATATAATTATTTCAATGTCAAAGACACATTAATTGAAATGCTCCCACATAATCTTCAATCTAAAGCGCATAAATGGAACACGACGACTATTAGCGCAAATGTTCTGATGGATAAACCGTCACCAAAATGGTCAGATATTCGACTTGGTGAATATGATCCAGAGGGAGATTATGAAATGTTAAAACTTGTACCTCAAGAAGTAGTCGATATTTGGCAAGATAAAGAACAGAAGAAGAAAAGTATTACAATAAAAGAATTTGATTGTGATATTCAGTTTGGATTTGGTGGATTGCATGGTGTTCATTCAACTAGACAAAGATTTGAGAATGTAAAACTATTAGATGTAGCTTCTATGTATCCTCATATCATCCTCAATCTACAAGCATTAGGACCCGCAACAAATAAATATCATGAGATTTTAAATAAACGAATTGAAGTGAAGCACAAGGATAAAAAGTTATCTGATGCTTTAAAATTAGTTCTCAACTCGGTTTACGGTAACTTGAAAAATCAATACTCCTTACTAAATAATCCAAACGCAGCACTAAGTGTCTGTGTATATGGACAGATAGCCTTATATGAGCTTTGTAAACGTCTTTCACCCTTCGTCACATTGGTAAATATTAATACCGATGGGGTGGCGTTTATGACCTCTAGTAATGAATACAAAACAATATGGAAGGAATGGGAAGAAGACTTTCACTTGACGCTTGAGGAAGACAATTTTGAACTATGGATTCAAAAAGATGTAAATAACTACATCGCTCTACAAAATGGTGAAATTAAGACAAAAGGTGGGGATGTAAGTCGTTATCATTCAGACCAACTATTTAAGAACAATAGTATAAGAATTATAGATATTTGTTTAGTAGAATATCTTGTCAACAATCAAGACGTTTTGACTACAATACAAGAAAATTTAGATAAACCACATCTATTCCAGTACATTCTGCAAGCAGGTGGGACTTATAAAGGAACTTTTGATAGCGATGGTAAACAATATAATAAGATTAATCGAGTATTTGCATCAAGAAAAGAAGGGATTTTGTTACAGAAAAAAAGACAAGATGATGGACTGGTGAGATTTCCAGACACCCCTGACAATATGCTTGTATGGAATGACGAATGTGATAAATTAAAAAACTTTAATCAATTGATTGATATTACTTTCTACTATAATTTAGCGAAACAACGTATTGAGAGGTGGGAATAAATGTGTATGTCGAATATTTAGAAGGAGAAAAACACGACTCATCAGGAGCAGATATATCAGAAAATCATGAAACATTTCAAGATGCAGGTTATTTACTGACAGATGTTGACTTGATTATAGATATCGATAACTTGAGTAAGGAGCAAATTAAAGATATTATTTCCTATTTTGAAATAAAAACACAGATTGTCTGGACAGAGCGAGGCGCACATTTCTATTTTAAAAAACCTAGTGCTTTTAGAGGAGCAAAAGGAATATGTGCGCTTGGTGTAGAGGTCGAATATAAACATGTCGCCAACACGAAATCAATAACTATCAAAAGAAATGGTCATCTAAGAGAAATCGACAACAGTGGTATTCGTGAAGAACTCCCTGGTATTTTCAAAAGCATTCGAAAAGCTTCTGATTTGAATGGGTTGGATGAAGGGGACGGTAGGAATCAAGCGTTATTCAGACACAGGACATTAATTGCAACTATATCTTCATGGTCTCGAATAGTAACGTTCATCAATAACGTCATATTTGCCACACCACTTCCACGTGATGAAATGGACACAATATCACGTGACATGGAAATAAAAGCAGTGAAGGACGGAGAAGCTGCTATTGCTGACTTAATAATGAAAGAAAAACGTATTGTAAAGTATTCGAAACAACTTTTCTACTTTGATGGGAACGAATATATCAGCGATGACGATCAGTTAAAAAGATTAGTATTTAATTACTGCAATGGTCAAAAAACAAGATACGTTGATGAAGTTATCAATCAAATGCACTACAGAGCGAAGTTGATTCCTGATGATGATGTTTTTGATATCAAATTAAAGAATGGGATTTTACGTGATGGTAAGTTCATTGAGATTGATTACACTGATTTCACACCATACTCCATAAACGCAAAATATGACCCTGACACCGAAGCAGTACAGATAGTAGATGAGTATTTGAACCACTTGACCGACTCAGATGAAGATTACAAGAAGTTTGTTCTCGAGATGATGGGATACTGCTTTGTTGTAGATAAAGAAATAAAACGAATGATTGGTCGGTTTTTTATTCTCGTAGGCGGTGGAGGAAATGGAAAAGGGACACTTCTTTCTATTATAAGGTCTATTTTAAATCAGAAGAATTGTACAGGGTTGTCTATTAAAAACATGACAGATGAGAGGTATTTCAATGTATTACAAGGTAGGTTAGCAAACTTAGGTGATGATATACAAGATGAGCCGATTAATAACGAGCAAATGAAAGTCTTGAAGAACATATCCACATGTGACTTTGTAGAAATGAGAAAGTTATACGGAAATGCGAAAAGTGTTGAAATGACACCTACATTAATTTTCACAAGTAATCACATTATCAAATCATTTGAAAAAGGTGATTCTTACAAACGACGGGTAACTTGGATGCCAATGTTTACAAAGGTGAGCAAGAAAGATAAGCGTTTTATATCTAATATCACAAATGAAAAAGCGTTGCAATATTGGACGAAATTAGTAGTTGAAGCATATTTTCGAATCTATGAAAATGAGGACTTCACGAAAACAAGTAAAGTAGAAGAATTCAACGCAAGATATCACGAAGACAATGATAGCACACTGGAATTTGTTCATGATTTGGACATTTTAGATGTAGAAGGTAAGCGTGGTCCAGAGATTTACGAAGAGTATGAGCTTTGGGCTGAGGAAAATGGATTAAATGTTCAGAGCAGAAGAGCTTTGAACACAACAATCAAATCTGTTTTAGATTTAGAGACGAAGCCTGTCAAAATCAATGGAAAGACTGCAAGAATTTATCAGAAGTGCTAATTGTGTGTTATTTAAAAACTATTCTGACAATAGTTACAAAAAACATGTAACCCGAGGTTCAAAATGTAACTTCCAGAAACCGCATAGCATCAGTAGCTAGACACCATAAAGTTACAAGTTACATTTTTTTATTAATAAAAAGTATATATATTTATTTATATTTAAGAAAAGAGTACAAAAATAAAAACTTTTTCGCCGTTTTTTTTGTAACCTGTAACCACGTTCTGGCAGAAGGGATTTGAGCGTTACAAGTTACAAAATGGGTTTTGTAACCGTACAATCATCGGAAAATGAAGGGACGATATTGATGAAAAGATTTCTTGTTATATGTGGAAATCAAGTATATAGGAAATATGATAATGGTAGCAAGTAGTATTGCTTTTATACTAGGAGTATTTTTTGGAGTTTTGTTGGTGATATTGTTTGCGCCAATGCCACACTTATCTAAATCACATAATTCGCCGAGTATACATTTACCAAACAAGGAGGAAACTATGAAACTATATCATGTTGAAACACAAGAAGACTATGACGCATTGATGGTTAAGTTGGAGGAAGAAGGGTGCCTTTGGAATTACTCGGGATTTAAGCCAACAGCGTATAACATGTGGACTAGCGCATTAGAAGACACAGTAATAGAAAAAAACGATAAAACACTTAACCATCATAATTTAAATTATTACCTATTCGATTCTCTCACTGAAACAAACTTACCAATTCAAAAATACAAAGCAAAGCAAGATAAAGTTGCAAAGTGGTTTGATGACGCTACAAATGCCATGAAAGCATTATCTGCCGGCGGAGTGTCTGTAAAAAACGAAAATACTGACAACGTAAATAATCCATCACATTACACAGCAGGAGGTATTGAAACACTTGACTACATTAAAGCAAAAGTAAAGGATTATCCGAGTTATGTTGCTGGGAACATACTTAAATACGTTTCCCGCTATGAACATAAGAATGGCATTGAAGATTTGAAGAAAGCGCAGTTTTATTTGAATGATTTAATTGAGTGGATGGAGAGTAAATGATGGAGGAATATGTAAATATCAGTTTAGATAAATATGAAAGGTTAAAAATGTTTGAAAATGATAAATACGAAAAAGATGCTAAGGAATTTCTAAAACAGTTTACTAACTTCACAACGATGTTTGGAAATCAAAATGAAGAGTATTACACGGCGCATGTCAACAAGGAAGAACTGAAAAAACTAATTGAACAAACATTAGGCAAAACGTGTGAGATAGAATTTTATTAGGAGAGTGATTAAATGTCAAAGCGATTACGTAAAGCGCAATATAAACTTATTGAAGATGAATTAAGATTTTATCATTCTACTAAAAAAGAATTGATGGAAAAGGAAGTTAATGTAACACTGGGCGCTTGGCATAGAGAATACATTGACGAGAACCAAGGTGGTGGTAGTGCAGGGAATATTAGTAATGAAGTGGAAGATCGTGTGATGTTACTGCAAATGGATAAAGAAATAAGTAGATTAAAGAATATTATAAATGCAATTGAGTCTGTGCTTAATAGATTGAATGACGAGGATAAACAATTGATTCAGTTTAGATACTGGGACAGAAGCAAACCAACTTGGGTATGGATTGCCAGTAAGTTGAATATGGATGAGAGTACAGCTAGAAGAAGAAACAAAACAATCATCCTTTCAATAGCTGAAAGATTAGGATATTAAAATATATTGCCCGTTTAACGCCCGTTTTGAACAATAAAATAAGTTTATTATAGTATTATAGGCAGGGCCTATTAAAAATGAAAGTCGAGGGGACTATATGAATTTAGTTAGGTGTTGGGAATGCGGGCAATACATTTCGCAAGAAGCTTCGGTCCATTTCAGAGATTTGTCTGGAGGTAGAAACTTATGCGTTGAATGCCAACATAAGTATCGACAAAAAATAGAAGAAAAGAAAAAAGAATATATTGCGCACAAAATCGAAGCAACGCTTGAAAGAGCAATACATCTTATAGAAAAGCAAGAACAGTGTAGTATGAAAATGGAAGAATACCTTGACCCATATAACACTGTAGTCCAATTTTATAGAAATGACAGTACCAAGTTTGATTCTGCTCATGAAGTAATGGCTTGTACCGAATTGTTAAGAAATCAGATTAAAGTAAGAACACAACAAAAAATAGGACGCAAACGAGTAGATTTTATTTTACCGGACATGAAGATTGTGTTGGAGATTGATGGAGGGCACCATCGTTTTAGGATTGGTAAAGATTCGGAACGAGATATATTTATTCTTAATACTTTGAATAAATCTGAACATGGTTGGGAGATTATTAGAATACCAACTAGATTTATTGAACAAAACATTAGACGTCTTGTTCCTGCTATTAAAGCGTTATACAAAGAACGTCAAGAACTAAGAAATAAACACAATGGGTTCATTCCGTCTTATTACTCAAGAACAAATAAGATGTCTCACATATCAGCGATTAAAGGCGTTGCTTCAGATAATGAAATTGAAGTAATGGAACAAGAAGTGCTAGACGGAACTGAAGATCTATAATCACATGATGATATAGCAGGAGGTTGCTATATTGCCGACAGAGGCTTTGTATCTGGTCGTTGGTCTTGATGGGAGACGCATCCCATTCCAATCTCACTAGTCCCAACAAGAGACACCTTCTTGTTCAATCTCAATACTCGTGGCGAAATAGGTAACCGCATCAGTAATGTTCTACAAGAAGTCATGCACACTCGTTATAGACTCTAGCATCTGGCGTGTGTGTAAATAGAAACTATGCTAGTAAACTGTTGACTTCCTGCAAGGTGCAAATCCTTGCCGAGTATATAGATCCAGTCTATAGAACCTCAGCCTACGGGTACTAGCAAGATAATGAGGTAAAGACAAGACGAAGACGTTCGTCACCGTAGAAGTCTACTGGTTTTATAACTACGGATACATAGAACAATGAAGTCCAGTACGTTGCGTGCTGGGCTTTTTAAATGATAGAGGTGATAGTGATGAAATCATTGGCAAGCGGCTCTACAAATAATAGACAAGACTATTTAAGCATTCGTATACCAAACAAAGGTGATGTTCCTGTTATAGAGTATGAAGGTGATGACTACGGACAATTGCCACATCAAGGCTTAGAATCACTTAGGTTGTTATGGGTAACAGATTCATACCTTGAAACTAAACCAACCGAAAGATTAAACTTAGACGTTGTATATATTGATGTAGATAATGAAGGTTCAAGACTATGTATAAATGTTGGAGATTCATTATCTACTGAAAGTAATCTGGCTAAGATTGCAGAAATGAATAGTGAAGAGACTAGATACTAATGCTAACACAAGCAGAACGTCATACATTCTATAAGTCAAAGGCATGGGTAAGCATACGTAAAGAAGTATTAAAGCGTGATAACTATGAATGTCAAGAGTGTAAGAGGCAAGGCAAGGTGTTTACTGATTATCATGACCCAGACAAGCATAAAAGACTCGATGTGGACCATATCAAGGATTTAGAACATCATCCTGAACTAGCGCTTGATATAGATAATCTCACTACTCTGTGTGTAAAATGTCATAACAAAAAACATAATCGCTTTCAATTTAGAAGGAAAATAAATAAATGGGTGAATGATGAACGATGGTGACACCCCCGGGCCAAAGGTTTGCACTTTAATTTGGCTCTGGGGAACGGTGTGGGGGTCTTCTCCGCAGAAATATTAAAAAGTCTCATGAAGGAGGGAGGGCTTGAAGTGGAATATAACATAAAGAAGTTAGAAAAAGAATTGTTATCAAAGATTGATACTACTAGTCAGAAAGAGCTTGAAAAAGTCAATCGCTATATTAATTTAATACGCATATATTATGAGTTAGATAAAAGCATTGAAATGGATGGAGCAGTCGTTGTCACTGAAAATGGTTCACAAAAATTCACGAAAACTAATCCAGCGATACAAGAAAAAAATCGAATTAATACTTCATTATTATCTATTGAACGTTCTTTTATATTTAAAGGTGAAAATGATAAACAAGATGGTAGTGACTTGATATGATATCAAACAAACATGTCGATAACTATATACAGTCGTATGAAAGTGGGAAAATACTACTCAATAAAGAACGTGTAGACTTGATAAATCACTTGCAAGAACATGTTCTTAGTAGAGATGATATATATTTTGATGAGACACAGATAGAAAATTATATTGCTTTTAGCGAAAAATGGTATTTCCCTTTAGACAATTGGGAGAAGTTTATTGCTCCGTTTATCTTTTTATATTTTAAAGAAGACAATGAGCTTTTTTATGAAGAGTTCTTTATAACACTTGGTCGCGGTGGCGGTAAGAACGGGTTTATAAGTACATTATCAAATTATTTTATAAGTCCGCTACATGGGATTAACAATTACGATGTTTCGGTAGTAGCGAATTCCGAAGATCAAGCGAAAGTTAGTTTTAAAGAAGTGTTTAATACAATAGACGGCAATCCTAAATTGGAAGGAAGTTTTGACGCGTGGAAAGCCCAAATTATAGGTAAAGCAACAAATAGTGTGTTTAAGTTTCAAACATCGAATGCAAAAACTAAGGATGGCGGTCGTGAAGGCTGTGTTATTTATGATGAAACGCATGAGTATGAGGACAGGCAAATAATTGATGTATTCTCTGGAGGGCTTGGTAAAGTTCTAAATCCCAGAGAATTTTTTATTGGAACTAATGGATTCGTGAGGGCGGGATTTTATGACAAATTGGAAGAACGCAGTAAAGCAATTTTAAGCGGCGAAAATCTTAACGATCGTATGTTTCCTTTTATTTGTAAGCTAGACGATCCAGCAGAAGTCAAGAATGAAGCTATGTGGGAAAAAGCAAACCCTGCCTTTGAAAAACCTTTAAGTTCTCGTTCTAAACGTTTACTAAATAAAGTAAGAAAACAATATGAAGCATTAACGAATAATCCAAGCGGCAGAGAAGCGTTCATGACTAAACGTATGAACCTTCCAGAAGTGGATTTGGAAAAGGTAGTGGCACCGTGGGAGGATATTCTCGCAACTAACCGGGAAATGCCGGAACTCCAAAACCGAGCTTGTATTGGTGCGTTTGACTATGCAAGCGTTAAGGACTTTGCGGCTGTTGGATTGCTGTTTCGTGTAGGCGACGATTATATTTGGAAAACACATTCCTTTGCTAGAAAAGGATATTTGGATATCGCAAACCTTAAACCGCCCATCAAAGAATGGGAAAAGCAGGGATTACTGACCATTGTAGATGAACCTACAATCGACCCTCGTCATGTGGTCAATTGGTTTGTTGAAATGCGAGAAACATATGGTATTCAAAAAGTAATTGGAGATAATTTCCGAATGGACCTGATGCGCCCGCTGTTTGAAGCAGAAGGATTCGAACTGGAGATTATTAGAAATCCACGTGCAGCTCATAGTTTGCTCGCTCCGCGAATTGAAACACTGTTTGCTAATCATCGTATTGTATTTGGAGATAATCCGTTAATGCGATGGTATACAAATAATGTTGCAGTGAAAATCAAACCGGATGGGAATAAAGAGTACCTCAAAAAAGATGAACACAGACGTAAAACTGATGGATTTCAAGCATTTGTTCATGCTCTTTGGCGTGCGGATGAAATAGAAGATATGGATGTAGAAGAGGTATTGAACATGCTTAACGCGATTGCGTTTTAGGAGGTGAAAAATTGGGACTCTTTACAGAACTGTTTAAAAGAAACAAAGAAATTGAGTGGATGTGGGATTTAGACTTTTTAGAGGATAAAACTACAAAAGTGTACTTAAAAAAAATGGCGTTAAATACATGTGTAAAACATATCGCCAGAACCATTGCTAAATCTGATTTTAGGTTAAAAAATGGAGAAACTAGTGTGCGCAACAAATTTTATTATAAATTAAACGTTCGCCCAAACACAGATATGAGTTCAAGCACTTTTTGGGAGAAGGTTATTTATAAACTAATCTATGATAATGAGTGCTTAATCGTCCTTTCAGATACGGACGATTTTTTAATCGCTGATAGTTATGTGAGAAAAGAGTTTGCGTTTTTTCCGGATGTTTTCGAGGGAGTTACTGTTAAAGATTATCGTTATAATCGCAACTTTAGTATGGATGATGTTATTTTCTTAGAATATGGAAATGAACGATTGTCGGCATTCACGGATGGGATGTTCGAAGATTATGGAGAGTTGTTTGGAAAAATGATTCGCGCACAAATGCGCAACTTTCAAATTCGTGGAGCTGTCAACTTCAAAATGGCAGGCGTTGCAGATAAAGATAAACAAACAAAGCTACAAGAATACATTGACAAAGTCTATGCTTCGTTTAACAACAATGAAATTGCGATTGTTCCACAATTGGAAGGCTTCAATTATGAAGAATTTGGAACAACAAGCGTGAATAATAGTCAAAGTTTTGATGAAGTTAAGAAGTTACGCAAAGAAATGATTGATTATGTAGCTAGTATTCTCGGCATTCCCTCTGCTCTGCTACATGGGGATATGGCAGATTTGAGTAATAATATGAAAGCATATATGGAATATTGTATTGACCCTCTTACTAAAAAGTTGGAAGACGAATTGAACGCTAAATTATTTACTTCCAGCGAGTTTTTAGCAGGTGAACATATCAAAATCATACACAAAAAAGACATTATAGAAAGTGCAGAAGCTGTAGATAAGTTGGTTGCTTCTGGTTCCTTTAATCGTAATGAAGTTCGAGAATTATTGGGCGCTGAACGAGTAGATAATCCGGAATTAGATAAATATTTAATTACTAAAAACTATCAGTCAGCTGATGAAGGAGGTGAGAACGAATGACGAAAATTGAAGTTAAAGGTCCTATTGTTGGAAGTAATGACAAATGGATTTATGATTGGTTGGACATGGAAGCTACGTGTGCAAATGATATTAATGAAGCTTTGGGAAATGCGTCAGGTGAAGTTGAAGTTTGGATAAATAGCAATGGCGGAGATGTATTTGCTGGTAGTGAAATTTATACAGCTTTAAAATCATATAATGGTAACGTAGTTGTAAAAATAGTTGGAATGGCAGCAAGTGCAGCATCTGTAATTGCGATGGCTGGGAATGAAGTATTAATTTCTCCAACTGGTCAAATGATGATTCACAATGTTCAGTATGGTGGGAGAGGTGATTATAGAGAGTTAAAAAAAGCCTCCGAAATTGCTCAAAATGCCAATATATCCATTGCTAATGCTTATCAGCTAAAAACGGGAAAAACATTAGAAGAACTGTTAAATATGATGGGAGAAGAAACCTGGTTAAATCCTCAACAGGCTGTAGAGTTAGGATTAGCAGATGGTGTAATGTTTCAAGAAAATAGCGAAATACCAAAATTAGTAGCAAGCGCTGGCGGCGTGTTACCACAAGCTACATTGGATAAAGTAAGGGGGCTGAAAGATACTAATGGTACACAATCAATTTTAGAAGTATCTGTATCGGCGGAACAAATTCAAAGTATTGTAGAAGATACAATTGCAAAATTAAAAAATGAAGTGATACTTGATGGGAAAACTTTGAATCAACATATCGCTGAACAAGAAAAGGAATCGGAAGAGTCGGAAGTGAATGGACTCAAACGGTTTCTTTTTTAATACCCAAAAATAGGAGGAAATAAATTATGACTATCAAATTAAAAAACAACCTCGCGAATTACGAGGAAAAACGGACAGCTTTTGTTAATGCTGTTAAAAACGAAGACACGCAAGAAATTCAAAATAAAGCATATGTGGAAATGGTAGACGCGATGGCAGCTGATATCATGGAACAAGCTAAGAAAGAAGCACGTCAAGAAGCGGACGCATATATTTCAGCTAGCCGAACAGACAAAAATATCACGAATGAAGAAATTAAATTCTTCAATGATATTAATAAAGAGGTTGGATATAAAGAAGAAACATTGCTACCACAAACAGTTGTTGATGAAATCTTTGAAGATTTAACAACTGAACATCCTTTCCTTGCATCCATCGGGATGCGCACTACTGGTTTACGTACTAAGTTCTTAAAATCCGAAACTAGTGGTCTTGCTGTATGGGGTAATATTTTTGGTGAAATTAAAGGACAGCTAGATGCGACATTCAGTGAAGAAGAGTCTATTCAAAACAAGCTAACGGCATTTGTTGTTGTACCTAAAGACCTTGAAAAATTTGGTCCTGCATGGGTAAAACGCTTTGTTGTTACGCAAATTGAAGAAGCTTTTGCAGTTGCGTTAGAAAGTGCGTTTATCATTGGTACTGGTAAATCTCAACCGATTGGTTTAAATCGAAAAGTAGCTAAAGGGACATCAGTAACTGATGGTGTATATCCAGAAAAAGTTGCTTCTGGAACACTGACATTCGCTAGTCCTAAAGTGACGGTTAATGAGTTAACAGATGTATATAAATATCACTCTGTAAAAGAAAACAAACATCCATTAAACGTTGCAGGTAAAGTTACTTTACTAGTCAATCCAACGGATGCATGGGATGTTAAGAAACAATACACAAGCTTAAATGCGAACGGTGTTTATGTGACTGCGCTCCCATACAATTTAAATATCATTGAATCATTATTCGTTCCAGAAAAGAAAGCTATTTCTTACGTAGCAGAACGTTATGATGCACTTGTTGGTGGACCATTGGATATTTCTACTTTTGACCAAACACTTGCATTTGAAGACCTTAACTTGTATGCTGCAAAACAATTTGCGTACGGTAAAGCGAAAGACGATAAAGCATCAGCTGTATGGACATTAAATATCAAACCAGCAGAACAAACTCCGGAAGGGTGATTGTAAATGGCTAAATTTGAAGTATTAAAGAAATTTAAAGACAAAGAGACCAAAGAAGTATATGAAAAAGGAACAGAAATTGAATTGACTGTAAAACGTGCAGATGAAGTCTCTGATAATTTGGGAACTTCTTTTTTAAAGCGATTGGATGAACCAAAAAAAGATAAAAAAAAGTAGGTGCTGTGCATGGAAGTATCAGATGACCTTCTTAAAAAATTTAAAGAGCGTATGCATATTTCTCACAATAGCGAAGATAGCAATTTAAAAGAGTTGCTATCTTTTTCTATTGCTGATTTACAAGAAAAATGCGGGCTGTTTAATGTAGATGAACATGTTAGGGCAAGAGAATTGGTCATTGATCGTACTAGATACGCGTATAATGATTCGATAGAATTCTTCAACGAAAACTTTCAATCACAAATAACTAGCTTAGGCTTCTCTCTCTATGCAGATGAAAGTGGTGAATCTGATGAAGTTTCAGTTTAAACCTCAAAAAGTTCAGAGTGGCGATTTACGTACTCCGGTTGTTTTTTTTGAATATCAGCCGGTAAGTGGTCCTTCACCAGGTGAAATAGAAAAGATTACTCTTTTCGAATGTTTTGCAGAAGTTTATAAACCATCCATGAAAGATTTAGAAATTTTACATGGCACGGGAACAAAAGAAGCTGTCACAATTAATATTCGAGACACTAAAGGTGAATATACAGTTAGTAACAAACATTATGTAGAAATATTAGATTATCGCTATTTGGGCAAAAGATTTAATGTGATTGATGTTAGCCCAGACTTGCAAAGTAATAGCTTTGTAAATGTGCTTCTGGGGGTTCAAACATGAGTGTAGAAGTTACTGGAGTAGAAGAGTTGGAAAGACAGTTAGTTAGTATATTTGGACGAGAAAACTTGCCACAATTAGTAGACCCTGCTTTAATTGCAGGCGCAGCCCTTGTTGCAAAAACGCTTAAAAGTGAATTTGTTCAATTTAAAGACACAGGTGCATCGATTGATGAGATTAATATAGAAAAACCTTCGTATGACAATGGGGTAAGAAGTATAAAGATTGACTGGAAAGGTCCTAAAGACAGGTACAAAATAATTCATCTCAACGAGTATGGTTATACAAGGAATGGTAAAAAAATCACACCAGCCGGAACAGGTAGTGTTGCCAGGTCACTAAGAATATCTGAAAGAGCTTATAGGGCAATTGTACAGAAGAAAATAGGTGATAAATTATGATTGATATTTTGAACATCATATATACGACATTAAGTAAAAACGATATCATTCACACTACTTGCGAAGAGAGAATAAAATATTATGATTTTCCAAGCACGGGTGATTCTAACAAAACTTTCTTGTTAATCATTCCTTTAGATGTTCCAGTACCAACAAATTTTTCTAGTAACGAGGCTGTGTGGGAAGATTTTTTAGTACAAATCGATGTACAATCTGACAATAGATTAATTGTTAAACAAATACAAGAAGAAGTTAGAAAAGAAATGAAACGAATAGGTTTTGGGCAACTCGCTGGTGGATTGGATGAATATTTCCCAGAAACAGGGCGGTTTGTAGATGCACGAAAATACAGTGGATTGCCATACAAGCTATATCAATAAAAATAATAGGAGTGAAATAAATGATTACAACAATCGGATTTGAAAAAGCGACTTTCGGTATTTTTGATGAAAAAGATGAAAAAGTAACAAAAAAAGTAGAAGTAAATGGTAAGAATAAAAAAGGTGGTACGGTCGAAGCGGATATTTCTGGTCTTGATGCAGAGGCTATTAAAGTTTTTGCATCCAATGGTCCGTACTACATTTCCAAAAAAGGTTCTGGTGATGTTAAGCAAACGATTAGTATTATGGAACTACCTTTCGAATTAGGACAAGAGTTATTAGGTCGTCAAAAGAACGCAGATGGTATTGTAACTGTTGGGAAAAACACTAATCCACCATACGCTTCATGCGTGATGGAAAGTGAAACATTGCGAGGGGAACCGGTATTCTTTGCTTTACTAAAAGGGAAATATGGACAAGATGACGTTAAATTAAACACATCTGAGGATAAACCAAAGGAACCAGAGGCAACTAGTCTCACTGGCGAATTTGTTTATAATGACGCTGGGGACGTTTTTGCTATGGCTGTGGGCGAAGAATTCCGAGATAAAATTTATAAAATGGCTTTTCCTGGCTTTGTTGAAACACCAGTAGTACCCGAAGGATAAAATATTTTAAGAGTAGGTGAAATCCTACTCTTTTTTTGTTGACCAAAATCATAAAAAAGGTGGAGAAAATAGTGATTAAACTAGAAATATTTAATAAAAAAGAAAAAAAGAAAGAGCTGTATGAGAGAGAAGATACATCTGTAATTGAATTAGAAGAATATTGGAAACTACAAGAAAAAATTAGAGAATACATCAATACTTCTGATGATCCAAAGAAAACGACAATTTTGGAAATGCAATTAAAATTTATTGTGAAATTATTTGATGATGAAAACATTACAATAGATTTTCTTAAAAAAAATATTCCTTCGAAGAAATTAAACGATACATTGGTGTCTGTCTTTCGGGAGATTTCACCAGATGAGTACGAGGATGAAGATGGTGGAGATGAGGAAGCAAAGTAATAACGCTTACCGAGTTTTTGTCCGATCTCGATGCAATTAGGCGTTACTGCATGAAAGAGTATGGCTGGACAATTCGAGAAACAGATAATCAAGAGTATAAGAAGTTATGTCGTCTGATAATCGAAAAAGAAGAAGCAAGATCAGAAAACAACAAAGTTTCACTTGTTGACTTTGTATCACAATATCAAGATGTCAATTGAGGAAGGGGGTAAATAATGAATAAACTTCAAGGATTGTCGATTAACCTAGACCTAGATGCTACTAGAGTGGACGAGGGAATGAAAGGGTTGAAGCGGACCCTCGGCTCTGTGAACAGCGAAATGAAAGCGAATCTTTCGGCATTTGGAAAGGGAGAAAAAACTTTATCTCGTTATGAAACAGAGCTAGATGGTCTTAATAAAAAGTTATCTGTTCAAAGCAAAATGGTTTCTCAAACTAAAAACGATTTTAAAGATTTAGAAAAACGAAATGCTTCTTTAAATGGAGAGTTGAAAGAGTCTAATAAAACGTTAACTGAGTCAAAAAAACGTTATGAGCAGCTACAGACCTCTGGCACAGCAACGACAAAAGAACTCAAGGCCGCAGAAAAAGAAGTTAAGACAAACGAAAAAGCCTATAACAACTTGAATAAAGAACTTCAAGATATGCCTAAGTCATTGACGAATGCTCAAAAGGCTGTATACAAAGAAACAGCCTCTTATAATAATTTACAGCGTAAAGTCGATACTACAACCGAAGCTTTCAAGAAATTAAGAAGAGAACAAGCAATTAAATCTTCTCCGTTCGGTAAGATGACACAGCAACTTGATCAGTATCAAAAGAAGTTGGAATCAATTAGTAATAAAAGCACAAGAGTGGGTAGACAAATGACCTTAGGGGTTACTACTCCAGTTCTTGCAGGTTTTGGGGCGGCGACGAAATCAGCTGTTGAATTCAACAATCAGATACAAGGGATGTCTGCTTTGCTAAATAATGGAACATTATCTTCAGGAGAACTCAAAATTCAATTAAGCGGACTTTCTAAAGCGTCCAAGAAATGGGCTGTCGAGTATGGCGTATCCACAAATTCCATAAATAACGGTATGGAGGAAATCATAAAAAAAGGGTACTCATATGAGCAAACTCTTGGAGCAATGCCCTCCATTTTGGATGCTGCAAAAGCTTCTGGTGACGATTTTAATACAGTTATGAAAAACAGTACCTCAATTCTAGAGCAATATGGATTGAAAGTTGAATCTACAGAAGGAACACTGAAAAACACACAACGTGTTACGGATTCCTTAACTTATGTAGCAAACGCCACTTCGGCCGGATTCAGTGACATGGGGACAGCTATGGAATATGTTGGACCTGTTGCTCACGGATTGAATATTAGTTTGGAGCAAACAGCATCTGCAATTGGTTTGATGTCGAATAATGGTATAGAAGGAGAAAAGGCTGGGACTGCTTTACGTGGAATGTTGACTAGACTTTTAAAACCTTCTAAACAGAACGTAGAAGGTTTTGATGCTTTAGGAATTTCGTTTAGGGCTTTTCAAAAAGGAAGCCTTACTCTTCCTGACTTGTTAGATAAAATTAAAAAAAATACTGAAGATTTAACTGATTCGCAAAGAACAGCGCTAATTGCACAAGCATTTGGAACAGAAGCGCAGACCGGAGTAAATATTTTAGTTAATCAAGGGGCCGACGCGTTACGAAATCTTACAAACGAAACTAAAAATGCCGATGGATACACACATAAGTTGGCAAAGACAATGAACGAAACAGCCGCAGCAAATGTTAAAAAATTCCAATCTGGTTTAAAAGTATTAGGGATTACTTTAGGAAACGAGTTACTGCCAGCGGTAACGCCTATAGTAAAAAGTTTAACAAAATGGACTGAAGAATTTGGGAAGTTATCTCCAAGCACTAAAAAGTTTATTGTTATGTCTGGATTGTTGGCTGCTTCATTTGGACCAATTGCGTTGGGATTAGGTGCAATGTCAAAAGGCGCGGCATTTGCAATAAATAATGTAAAAAAATTAACTGCCGCATTAGCAAAAAATTCAGTGGCGGCTACAGAAAACGCTATAATATCCAGAGCTGACGGTGCCGCAATGAGCACTGTGGGCAAAGGTACAAAAGGTAAAGGCTTGATCAATGGTTTAGGTAATCTAATCGGTCTAGGCGGAAAGAAAGGCGCTGGATTAAAAGGAGCTGCTAAATCGGCTGATTATGCAAAAGATATTGCAATGTACAGTAAAGGTGGACGTATTGGTAAGTACATTGGAGCAGCCGGAAAAGTAGGTAAAGGTGTCCCTGTTTTAGGTACTGCACTAGCTGCAACACAACTTATTGGTATTAATAAAAAAAATGCAGGGGATAAAGCTGGTAGTGCTGGCGGAAGTTTAGCGGGAGGCGCAGCTGGTGCGGCAATCGGAACAGCAATTGCTCCTGGAATCGGAACCGCGATAGGTGCGGCAGTTGGAGGCATAGCGGGAACGAAATTTGGTCAGGCATTCGGTAAGAAAGTTCAAAAAGAATTTCCAGAATATCAACAGAAATTTGTAAATATGTGGGATGGATTGTCAGATTCTGCTAAAAAACATCCTATACTATTAGCACCTGTTAATCAAATCAATGATCAAATAAAAATAGCTAAGGTTGGGTATGCGGAAATTAAAAAGGCATTTTCCAATCCTTTAAAAACAGATGTATCTGGAAAAGGTATTAGCAAAGATACTGCAAAAAATGTGAATTCATATAAAACTATGTCTCAAAACGCAATCTCTGAATTAAAGTATTTGGAAATGTCCGGGGATGTAATCACTAAATCAGCATCTGCTAAAATCAGCAAAAACTACAATGGTATGGTTGCACTTGTGGAAAAGTCATTTGAGAAGACTAAGAATAGCACAGATAAGAATTTAAATACATTGTCTAAAAATAGCATGTTATCTGAGGCTGATGTTAAAGCCGTTAAAGAGAAACAAGCAAAGATTCAAAAGCTATCGTTAGACGAAGTGAAGAAAAACAATGAACAAATTCAGAAATTGAATAAAGATATGGCAGCCAAAAATGCAGATATTACTAAAAAGGAAAAAGCGGATATAAAAGCTATTAACGCCAAAGCGGCAAAAGAAGGCAGAGTGTTGACAGCATCTGAAGAACAGCAAGTTACAAGTATTAAACGTAATGCGGCAAATCAACGAAAAGCTAGCAATCAAACTTATAGTAATCAAATACAAACAATTGCTAAAAAACAAGAAACAGCAGTGGTTAGTACGTTATCCAAATCAGCAAAAGAACAAAAATTAATTCTAGGCAAGTTAAAGGACAGTAGCGGTAAATTGAGCGCAGAACAAGCTTCTAAAGTTGTAAAGGAATCAAAACGTTCTAAAGACGGCGCTGTAAAAGAAGCAAATAAAAAATACAAAGAAGTTGTTGCTGCCGCTGACAAAGAATATTATGTGAATGGAACTATTACGAAAAAGCAACATGATGATATTGTAAAAAAAGCAAAAAGCCAAAAAAACAAATCAGTAAGTGAAGCCAAAAAAATGCATAATGGCGTTGTTGATCAAGCAAAAAAACAAGCCTCTGGTCACCTGAAGCAAGTAGATTGGGAAACTGGAGAGTCTTTGTCCAAATGGGATAACTTCAAAGCAGGTTTAGCTAAAGTAATTAACTCTGTCACAGGTGGAATAAATAAAGTATTAAAATTCTTTAGTTTACCTACAATACCAGAATGGAAACCAGCAGGTTACAACAATAACACTAAAACTTCAAAATCATCTAGCAAAAAAAGAACGTCGTATGGTAGTCAGCTAGCAATGGATTATACAGGTTCTAACAATGCGTCTGGACAAATTATGGCTGGTGAAGAAGGTTTTGAAATTGCGTACAACAAACGGAACGCTCAAGCACAAATTTTAGGTGCAAATGGTGCAGAAATAACGCATGTTGCGCCAGGTACTAAAATTTTGAATCATGCAGATTCGAAAAAAGTCATGCAAGGAGGGCTTGGTAAAACATTACCTGGATTTGCAAGTGGCAATTCAACGATCAATGATTTCTTAAGTGATGCTTGGGATGGGACAAAAGCGGTAGCTGGAAAAGTAGTTGATTTTTCTAAAAAAGCATTCGATTGGGCAGCGCATCCTATCAAAAATTTAAATAAACTTTTTGGTGGTTTATCTGTAGGCGTGAAAATGGGGAACGATGGCAATCTAGGTTCCGATGTGCTGAACTATTTGAAAAACAGTATCGGTTCACCTCTAGAAAAAATGCTGTCTGGTTTTAAAGAAACTGCGCCAGTGGCAGGACCGGCTGGGAAAGGTGCTTCGGCGTGGTCTAGTGTCATTAAAAAGGCAGCTCTAGCTATGAAAGTGGATTTGTCCGGTGGTGAATTAAAAGGCATTATTGCACAAATTCATCGTGAATCTGGCGGGAATGAAAAAATAACTCAGTCATCTGCTGTTGTGGATGTTAATACATTATCAGGCAACCCAGCTAAAGGTTTGCTTCAATATATACCACAAACATTCAATGCATATAGAATGAAAGGGCATAATAATATTTTTTCTGGTTATGATCAGTTGCTGGCGTTCTTCAATAACTCATCATGGAGAAACGACCTTCCCTACGGAAAACGAGGCTGGGGACCACGAGGGCATCGTAGATTTGCTAATGGTGGTTTTGTAAAGAAAAATGAAATGATAGAAGTTGCTGAGAACAATAAGCCGGAAGTAGTCATACCGCTTACTCGGAAAAATCGAGCGGTTCAATTAATCAAAAAAACAAAAGAAATCATTGGAATGAACGATGGAGGAAGTGTTGTTGTCAATAGTCCTGACAATTCTGACATGATTTTATTGCTTCAACAGCAGAATCAGATTTTAATGCAACTACTTCAAAAAAATAGTGACGTATACATGGACACAAATAAGGTCGGAAGTTTAGTGGAACCTGCAATTACAAAAATGCAGAACAATCGTATAAGTAGAAAAGACCGAGTTCAGGGGGTTAGAAAACGTGACTAGAATAGGATTTACGTACGCCGGAATTCATAGCAATGACATTCCAGCTGTTGTTAATAGTATCAAAAGAAATGCAATCAATATCACTGAGAATATCCAAGAAGTACCTGCCAAAATCGGTGGGTACTTTTTTGGTAATTCCGTTGGTACTAGAAGCTTTGACATTAATATTACGCTTATGGGGAAATCGGAAACTGAACGAGTAGAAATAGCACACGATCTTAATAACTTAATCATCCAAACTAATAGTTTTGAAAGCGAAATAATCTTTGATGATGAACCGGAATGGATTTATTACGGTCATTTTGCCCAAATGGCAGAGTTAACAGAATTACAGACAGATAATTATACAACAACCATTACATTTATATGTAGTGATCCTCGTGGATATGGAGAACAACAAGAAATTAGTTTACCAGAAAGCCCGGCTATAATCGAGGTGGCGGGTTCACAATCAACAAGTCCAATTATTCATGCGATAGCAACCGACGATTTAACTAGTCTATCATTTGCAACAGATGATGATTATATATTTCTAGGGGCTGATATTGACCCCGATACAGGACAAACAGCTGTGAAAATGTATGAGAACGTGTTGTCCGATAGAGCAAATGACATGACTTTGTGGGATGGTATTGGGCAAAGTAATATTACTTGGGAGCTAGAAAATGGTAAGCCTGCGAAAACAAGTTCATTTAAACAAACTATAAACACCATTCGTGTAAATTCCTATGGTGAAAAAACAGAAACCGCGCCTTACAAATCATGGAGAGGTCCTGTAATGAAACGAATGTTGACGTCAGAATTAGACAATTGGAAAGTAACCGCTCGATTGGCAAATATTACTCAAAAATACCCACGCGCTAGAACAAAAATAGAATTGTATTTATTAGACAAAGATAGCAAACGCATTGGTAAATTTATGATTAAAGATGCCCAAAATGGGAGAGCTATGAATTTGGGACTAGAGATTGGGAGAACAACGAAAGATAGATACCTTTTTGCTGCAACTGAGGGGAAAGTAGTTAAGAAAAAGAATACGAAAGTGGTTTATTCAAAAAAAGTACAACAAACAGTGAAGTATACAGAAAAAGGTAAAACAAAGACTAAGCAAGTTTGGAAAACAATAAACACGACGTATGAAGTCGGAAATAACTATAATGAATTTTCAGATGCGTACTTTAATCTATCTATTGAAAAGCGTGGACAGTTGTTTATTGCGGAAATAGTTAAATTGAACGATAAAGGTAGTCAAGCTTGGAAACGAACCTACAAATGGAAAGACTCAAATAACAAATTTGCTACTAAGTTAGCAGGCATCGGAATTTACATGGCAAAAATGGATATTCCAGAAGATTTTAATAATCAAACTTACAAAGACAATGATGTTGTTTTTTGTGACTTGGTTGTACAAAAAGTTAATCCAGAGGCAGATATTAAAAATAATCCAGAGGTTATTATTCATAAAGGTGATGAAATTATGATTGATTGTGAAGCTGGGGTCATAATGAAAAATGGTTCAGTGTTCATGGAAAATTTAGCAATCGGAAGTTCATTTCCTTCGTTTTTTGGCGGCTATCAAACTCCAGTGGCTTTCAGCGAAGGAGCGGAGTGGTCCATAGAATACAGACCGACGACATATTAGGAGAGGAGGTATAAAATGTTAACAATTCTAAATAGACAAAGAACAACTGTGGGCGTGTTATCTAATGACATGCCTTTTTCGTGTCCTTTTTGGGATGATGAGAGAAATGAGAAGCTTGAAAACTTTGATGACACATACACTGTTACCATCCCCGCAGAACACGAAATGGCTGAACATATTCACGAAGGTAATTATATTTTGTTTGAAGACGAACAAGCTAAGTTACGATTATTTCGTATTTATGAATCTGAAAACGGGTTAAATATGCAAGGACGATACATCAAAGCAACAGCAGAAAATGCATTTATTTATGATTTAAATGCAACTATTATATCAAATAAATTACTAACTGATATAAGAGCTGATATGGCGCTTGAATATATTTTACAACAGACAGGATGGTCAATTGGTAAGAGAGAATTTGTTGGACAAATACGTACTATTGAATTTGCAGACAATATAACAGCTCAAGCTGGATTACAACAAGTTATTGCAGAATATAAAGCAGAAATTGATGCTTACGTAGAGAGCTTTGGTGGTCAAATCATTAATTATAAATTTGATTTAGTTGACGAGCGAGGCAACAATACTGCGAAACGATTTGAGTACGCAAGAGACATTCAAGGTCTTAAACGAATTACAACTGATAAAACGATGTACACTGCTCTTATACCGCTTGGTAAAGATGGTTTGACAATTAAATCAGTGAATAATGGTTTAAATTATATTTATGATGATGAAGCGAACTGGCTGTATAACGATGGCAGAGAATATTTAAAAGGGGTCATAACAAAAGATACAATAACAAACGCGCAAGCTTTAAAAGATTGGGCGCTACTAGAGCTTGAAAAAGTTAATCATCCTTTATCCACATATGAGGTAGACGTGATATTACTAGCAGAGATGTTAGGCTATGAGCCACACCAAGTCACACTTGGAGACACAGTAAGAGTAGTCGACTTGGACATGGATATAACTTTATCTGCAAGAATCATAGAAAAGACAACTTCTTTTAGTGATCCGTCTAAAAACAAGGTTGTTCTTGGTGATTATATCGAATTGGAAAACGTCACACCACTGGCTATTTGGGAACTTCAAGCGCAAATTGAAGAAGCTAAAAAACAAATAGAAGAAACGAAGACGTGGAAAGTAGAATTATTTAGCACGAGTGGTTCTACTTTTAAAAATAACGCTGGCACTACACAACTTATTGCAAGAGTTTATGATGGGAAAACAAACATAACGAATGGTATTGAGCGTGGTGATTTTATTTGGGAGAAGATAAACAATGACGGTACACACGACTTAGTTTGGGAAGACGCACAAATAGGCGCAGGTAATGTTGTTAATATCTCTGGAGAAGACGTTTTTATCAATGCTACTATTAGATGTTCGGTTAATCAAGGAAGTGAAGCTAGTATATTAATGATTAATGAAGAAGAAAGTTATATGTATGCTGAACTTCCACGCGAATTCCCTGCTGGGATAGAAGTAAATTTATCGGTTATGCAATGTGCGCAAATAGACGTGGAAAATGGTTATATATACTGGTCGCAAGAATATTATGGAAGTAAAAAAAGTAAAGTCGGTGGACAACAATCATACAATATTTATAGAACTACGCTTGATGGTACTTTCGTCGATATGATGTGGATTCTCGGCGGAGGACATGGGACTATGTTTGGCGTGGACACTTCGTCTGGTGAGGCGCACATCTGGTCTTATTATGTAACACCATTGCCCCAAGCAGAGAAGGCGATAGCAATGTTTAAATATGTCCCTTTGAAAGAACAGTTTTACGATGAGTCGATGGCATTTAAACTTGAAGCACCTGACGGTTTCCGAGTAACATACGATAAAACAAGCGACTATGTAGTTATGAGTCCAGGCGTTTCAAATTTAAGTATTAATGTTTTTAAAAAGTCTGATTTATTAGCCGGGAAAATAGCTCCTTTATATACATTTAGGACAAAAGACTGTGGATTTACAACTACTTTATATACGTTGCAAGGAATGCATGTAATGTTTCCATATGCGTATTTGTCAGCCGGAGGGAGTTTTACAGGCACTGATAAAAATCAAGTTTGGTGTTGGGATATGATTAATAATAGTTTAGTTTATCATCATGTTTTTCAAAAAAAATACTATCCTGCACAAGGTTCAACTAACGAATGCGAAGGAGCGTATCCATTTCTTGATGCAAATGGCAAGCGAATGATGCAGCTAAATTTAGGGCAAGGAGAGGCGGGCAAACGATACAATCGTATTTATGCTATGCCAGAAGAAAGGATGTTGGATAATGACAATTAGAGCAGCAGCGGAAATAACATTAACAGATATTAACGATGCAATAGTAGCTGGTGAAGCACCGTTAAACCCGACCACCGATTTACTGTGGATGGATAGTAGTGTGACACCAAATGTTTTGCGAAGGTGGGATGGAGAAAAATGGGTGAGTCAAACATTAGATATTAAGGAAGCAGATCCAGAAATTAACGGAAAAATAGAAGAGGCGATTACCGTTGCGAACAATGCATTGATTGAATCAGTTAGTAATCATAAACCGGTTTTTGATAAAACTCAGCCAAGCGATCCAGTCGAAGGTGACACATGGTTTAAAATAGACGAAAACACTAAAACAATTGTTGGTGTTTTTACTTGGAACGGGACTAGTTGGGTAGAATTACCTTTGGATTACAACGCATTGCGTGTGGGTAAACTTTCAGCTATCACTGCCGAGCTTGGTGATGTCAAGAGTGGTAGCATTACTGGTGCGGAATTTATTCATAACATAAATTACAAAGATAGCGACGATAATCTTTACACTGGAACTGTCAAAATGAATGATGACGGGTTCAATTCCACTTCATATTTGCCTACGGGTATAGGGTCGGCAGTATTAGAAAGCATCATCAGTACACTAGGCGGATACAAAGTTGCGCAGAAACTAATCGATGTTGCCGGGGAAAGTAGCCTAGGAAATTCTATTTTAACTAGTAAATCTCTGCAGTTTAATGAGAATGGAAATATTAAGCTTTCAATTGATGCAGATTCGTTTTATAAAACAATTTGGAAAGATTTACCGCTTAACGCAGGATATTCTACAGCCGAATTTAATACACCTCAATATATGATTTTATGCATTTTTGGAATTAGAATTGTGTTTTTCCGTGGTCAAGTTCAAAAATCAACCGCATGGGCATCAGCTAACGCTTTTGCTTCTGTGCCTCTTGAGATACAGACAACAAGAACGGCGATGGCTTACGCGCCAACGAGCAAATCGACTGGTGGTCGAGTACATGCGTCTTCCGCCAATGCAATGAGTTTTATGCCCGTCGACACTAGCGTTACTTATTTTTCGTTAAATCAATTATTTTATGTTTTAGATTAAAGCCAATTCGGCTTATTTTTTATGTCAAAAAGTAGGAAGTGGAGTGAATGAAAAAATGGTTGATAAATTTAAAGAATCAATTATTGAATAAGAGTTATAAAGATGTTTTTAGTATTCTTTTTTCTTTACAAGTATCTCTATTCAGCTTTGCGACAGGCGCATTTTTGATTATCAGAGGTGATGCAGTTGCAGAAGGAAGCGACACGTATAAATTGATGGATGACTTGATGAATATGGACACATGGGGACTATTCTTTATAGTCAGTTCTGTGTTGATTTTGATATCGATATTTCAAACAAGTAAAGCAAAATATATCAATATGCTGATTGGGGGAATCGTAGGAGTATTCATTTTGTTTCTTTACGCATCTGCTAGCGCAGAAGGTCAGTCGCAGTGGTTGCTCCCAGTTCGATACGGTTTGAGCGCTTGTTTTAATTTATTCATCGCGGGAGTGGGAGGTTTCGAATTGTGGAAGCTGAAAAACAAGTAGGATATGTGACGAGATTAGAATTACTAGAGCATGAAAGCAAGTTGAAGATAGATGTATCAAAAGATATTGAGAAAATAGAAAACAAAGTTGATGTGTTAGGTGACGACTTAAGCGACTTAAAAGATATTGTTATTCCGCTTTCGATATCACTAGATCAAATTGCAAAAAATACAGAGAGAACAGCGACAACATTAGATCGCTTTGCAAGTGATACAACGATTCATTTACATGATCACGATATCGAATTAACGGAAATTAAAGCAAAATCGGAGAATGAGGAAAGGGCAAAAACAAAGGCAAAAACAAGTGACGTTGGCGTGACTGTCGCAATAATCGGTCTTATTGGAGCAGTGATTACAACAATAATTACAATTGCGCCGATGTTATGGAAATAATAAGGAGGTGAGGAAAAATAATGAAAATTAACTGGAAAGTAAGAATGAAATCGAAGGTCTTTTGGGTGTCGGTTATCCCGCTAATTTTAGTACTAGTACAGCAGGTACTTGGTTGGTTCGGCGTAACAATTCCTGCTGACACTATCAACAAAGAAGCGCTAGATATGATTAACAGTGTATTTCTATTGCTCGGTGTGTTAGGAGTAGTGAACGACCCCACGACAAGCGGCACAAGTGACAGTGAGTTAGTTTTGAATAAAAATAAAAAAGTAGAGGATGATAAATAATGACAAGTTATTATTATAGTAGAAGTTTGGCAAATGTAAATAAGTTAGCAGACAATACGAAAGCGGCAGCTAGAAAATTGCTAGATTGGTCTGAAAGCAACGGGATTGAAGTGTTAATCTACGAAACAATTAGAACGAAAGAACAACAAGCCGCAAATGTTGCTAGCGGAGCGTCTCAAACAATGCGCTCTTATCACCTGGTAGGACAGGCACTAGATTTCGTCATGGCGAAAGGTAAAACTGTTGATTGGGGTGCTTATCGTTCAGATAAAGGCAAGAAATTTGTGGCAAAGGCAAAATCTTTAGGTTTTGAATGGGGCGGTGATTGGTCTGGATTTGTAGACAATCCGCACCTTCAATTTAATTATAAAGGTTATGGAACTGATACTTTTGGAAAAGGAGCTAGTACTAGTAATTCTTCTAAACCAAGCGCAAACACAAACACGAACAGTTTGGGATTAGTTGATTACATGAATATGAATAAACTAGATTCCAGCTTTGCGAATCGTAAAAAACTTGCTGCTAAATATGGTATTAAAAATTATTCTGGAACAGCTTCACAAAACACGACTTTATTAGCTAAATTGAAAGCTGGGAAACCTCATACGCCTGCTAGTAATAACACTTACTACACCGAAAACCCCGGAAAAATCAAAACGTTGGTACAGTGCGACTTATACAATTCGGTTGACTTCACCGAGAAGCACAAAACAGGCGGGACATATCCGGCCGGAACGGTGTTCACGATTTCGGGAATGGGAAAAACAAAGGGTGGAACACCTCGCTTAAAAACAAAAAGCGGTTATTTTCTAACTGCAAACAAGAAGTTTGTTAAGAAAATCTAGTTTGATGCCCTCGCTTTTGCGGGGGTGTTTTATTTAAGGATACTTTTGCGATACTTTAAAAGCTAATAAATAAGCTAAAATGAATATGACATCATTTTGTAGCTGTTAAGCGCTGTTAAGCACGTATAAAAGCATTTAAAAGCTGTTTAAAGTGATTTGAATTCTAAAAAAATGTTTACTTTTAAGCTAAATGTGTATAATATATATTGTAAGGACTTAAAACTTGGAGGGATGAAAATGGTAGGTGTTCAGTTTAAAACAACAATCATGGTTGATGATGCTAAGGGTCAAAAATTATTAGGCGAAAAGTTCAATCCTACTATTAATAACATTTCGGAAAGAAAAGCGATTGCTAGTATAAGAAAGAATTTTGCACAAATTCCAAAGATGAACATTACTAATGACAAGAGATAAAGAATTCGATGTTTCAACATATTCTGTTGTTGAATATGTTGGTGATTTAAATAAAGAAACGTTTGATTGTCATAACCCTTCCATTAATAATTTTTTATATAAAGAATCACGCGAATTCAACCTCTCTAATTTAGCTAATACTACGATAGTTTATGATAATAAAGAAAAACGGATACTTGGTTTTTACACTTTAAACGCGGGAGTGATCGAGTTTACAAGAAGAAATGATAAATTTGTCCGGCATAGCCCTGGTTTTGATGGTAATACTATGTTCGCTGATGGAGGAGTTCAAACCTATCCTGTTATTCATCTAGCATATATCGCATTGAACAAAGAATATCAAAGAAACAATGAATATAGATATGGGACACAGCTATTAAAACAAGTGTTTGAAGTATTAATTTGTGATATTAAAGAAAGAATAGGGTTTTCAGCATTAAAAGTATCGGCTTTATCTGAATCAGTTGATTTTTATTTGAGAAATGGTTTCGAGTATGTTTACTATAAACCTGAAATGTGTGATATTAAGGAGTATGATATGTTTATTCGATATAATCGACTCAAAGAAGGAATAATAAAATCTTGACCATCCCCTAACCTCAACGTTAGGGCTTTTTTTATGCAAAAAAACGCCAAGCATGTGCTTAGCGCTTATTCTTTTCGATAACAGGTTTAAAATACTTTTCTTCTGCTTCAAGTCGAGCTTTTATAGCATCTTCTTTTTTAGTGAATCTTCCTAAAAAACGATGGTTCCTTTTAAACGTGATAGAAGCTTCCCATTTATTTCTTTTCTCATCCCAACGCACGCCTTTTATCCCACTCTTGTTTCTTGCTGATAGGCTTCTAGTTAAAGCTGATTTCATAGTGCCATCGACTGCGTCTACTTCTAGTTTTCTTTTAAGGGCGTTTTTTTGTGCTGTTTCTGACCTCAAATTTTTATCTGCATGTTTACGCCCGTTGTCTCGAGCTAAACAACCGCAAGATTGAACATGACCACGTTTTAAATGTTGAGCTAATACTTCTTTTTCATTGCCGCATACACAAAAACAGTTCCATAACGCGTTACCATTTTCAGAACGAACAAACTCTTTAACTGTTAATCTTCCAAATTTCTTATTTGTCAAATCTATAACATGATTGTTCACTAGTGTCACTTCCTTTTAAACTTATCAAAGTAACTCATTTTTCTTCTCTTTTAACACGGTGATAGCATTTTCTAACGCTTTACAAACATCTTTTTTTATATTTACATGTTCTTCGTTTTCAAATCTATTGAACGTAAAAGGAAGTACTTCAATATTAGCAGACTCAAACTCTTTGATTAAGCAGTATAATTCGAATTCTTGTGCAGGAAATGACAACTTATACTTATCTAATAAGTGTTTAAATCCAGCAAGATCGTCATAACTTTTTTCCAATTCTGCTAGCTCGATGAAAACATCAAATGTAGATATTCCTGCACACATTGAGAGTGCGCGCAAGAATGAAACAGAATACTTGTTTAACTCTTTTTTATTGTAATCGTTCAATGTGTTTTGCGAGATACCAGTCAGTTTGCTTAACTGATACCTCGTTTTACTGTGTTTTTTTAAGAATTCATCTAATAGTTTTATTGACATATTTTTAGTTCAACTCACTTTTTATAATTACTTCTTGTTTATCGTGTTTTTCCTTATCTTCATCTGTAGCTAGTTTAAAATCATCTTCATTAGTTACTACAAAGTTAATATAATAAGTTTCATCTTCAATATCCAAACGTGTCGAGTGAACTAAAGTTTCATCTAAATATAGCTTGTCATCATCGAGCAGGCAAAGTGCTACTGCATACGCTTCATTTTTTGTAATAACTAAGTAGTCAGAGTCATTAAGTAAATTCTGTGAAAACGCTGGTGTTTGTTCTAATTCTTTACTGATAATTGCTTCAAATTCATTCATCGCGTCATAATATCTTTTTTGTGCTGTTGTTATTGTCATTTTAATCACATTCCTTTTCTATAATATAATTTTAAGCTGCTGTTTGTGGAAACAAGTCATTGTGTAGTTTAACTGCTTTCATTGCACAAGCCCAAACACTTAAGCCGAAATGCTGTTTAGTTTCATCTTTTACACTAGTGAATTTTTCATCATCTGAAATATTAAAACGTAATCCTAGTTTTCTTTCAGCCCAATTCCAAGCTTTAAGTTCTTCGCTTTTAGAGATGTGTTTGATCTCTTTTTCTACTTCTTTAACTTCTTCTTTTGCTTTAGACCAAGCGGCTTTTAAACATACGGAGAAAGTTTTTTCTTTGTCTGTGTAACTTACCCATTCGATATCACTTAACCAAACATTGCTATCAGTGAACCAGTTCCAAGCTTGTTTCATAATTTCTGCCTTGTTAAACATTGTGTATTCCTCCCGTTCCTTTACTATATATATATATATATATATATTATACTACGAATAATCGTAGTAGTCAATAGTTTTATTAAATTTATTTTAAAATAAAAACCCCGAAATTTTTTTATTCAGGGCTATTGTCTAATGAAATTATTTCAGTTTTTCTTTGCTTTACTACAATTTCTAGTTCTTCCAAGTCTTCTAAAGTGGCTTTTTTCTTAATAAAAGATCGCGCAGCTGAACGGCTTTTTAAATAATTTGCATGTTCTTTGTTTTTTTCTTGCCAGTTTTTGTTTGCTTTCAACTGCGCGTCAGAAGTTGTCTTTTCTTTCAATTAAATCACTTCCTTTTTACGAGATATACTAAGCAAGATAACGTCACAAGAATAGCTATTACAGTTAGAACAGTGTTTTGAAAGTAGCTAGCTAACCCATTTACAGCAATAACAATTAATATAATCCAGATATATTTATTCATAATTTGTGAAAGGCATGTTATAATTTAATAGAGGGAGGGGAATTTCACCCCTCTGAATTTACTTGTCCTTGTTTTTATCTTTCTTGCGTAATGTTATCAGCGCTACTGCAAGAGTGATAATTTCGAGGACTGTTTTTATTTCCTCTAAAACATCCTTCACTGTCTCAACTCCTTTCTATACTTATATTATAATACATGTATTATACAAAGTCAAACATTATTTTATTTTAATCCTATTTAACGCTTGATTTAAAGAACGTTTGTTCGTATAATGTGTACAAGAGGTGACGGAAATGTATAATTTAATTGATGATATTTTAGAACATTCGATAGTGTTAGCAGATGCGTTAAAAAGAAATTGGTCAATAGAAGTACTGTTTTTAAAGAATAATCATCATGTGCGATACAAGTATGTCGTGCCTGTCCACATTGATAACGAAAAACACATTGTGCAACTTGAACGCTTTGACGAACGAATAATTGACATTAATATAGAAGATATTGTTTTCTGCGAGGTTATGACATGAGAAAATATAGCTTTAATGATTTTAGATACATCTGCTATATTGAGGGAAAGAAGAACGCTGTTGAAAAGTTGTTCGCAGAGTTGCTTGAAATAAAAAAGTTAAAAGCTTTTTGTAGAAAAGTAGACAAGAAAGATATAGATTTAAAAACTATTTATCAAGAGTATTTATTTCAATGTAAAAACAAATAA